GCGAGATATGCGCTTGCAGGGCTGGTGTTTTTCACCGGGCTTGCCGCTTTGGCGATTTTTTAGAAAGGAGTTAATATGAGCGTAAGCAAATGGGCATACACGCCCGAGAAGTGTGATGGACAGCCTTGCCCCGGAGACTGCGATCACTGTGCAAAGCAAAGTTTATACGAGATGAAAGATTTTTTTGATGGCATAGGGCTGAAAGACGCAACAGGTCTGATGGACGCTATTGTTCCGAAGATGATAAAGAAAAGCGAGGAAGAAGAATGAAGATCGGGCTGGTTGATGTTGATTCTCACAACTTTCCAAACTTGGCTCTGATGAAGATTTCCGCATACCACAAAAGGCGTGGAGATCAGGTCGAGTGGTGGAATGGATTAAAAAGTTACGATCGAGTTTACCAAAGTAAGATATTCACAGACCTTTATTCTAAAGATAACGAATATGTAATTATGGCAGACGAAGTTGTAAATGGTGGAACAGGCTACGATCTAAAGAACAAACTGCCTGAAGAAATCGAGCATCAATACCCTGACTATTCTTTATACGACATTAAAGACAAAGCGTATGGGTTTTTAACAAGAGGTTGCCCGAGAGGCTGTCCGTTCTGCATCGTCAAAGAAAAAGAAGGCAACACGCACACCGTTGCTGATCTTGACGAATGGTGGCACGGACAAAAAGAAATAGTGCTAATGGACAGCAATATTACCGCATCAAAAGATTGCGAGAGATTGTTTAATAAGCTCATAGATTCAAAAGCAATAATCAATTTTGAGGGGGGGCTGGATATAAGATGTTTAACGGACAAAGGCGCAGACCAGATAAATCAAATGAAAACGTCAATGATTCACTTTGCATGGGATAACTATGAGTTTGGCACATACGAGAAGTTAAAACGATTCCGGCCAATGTTTAGGACCGATGGGAAAAACTTAAGGGTGTATGTATTAACAAACTTTAATACCACGCATGAGCAGGACATTGAGCGAATAACCAAACTGAGAGAGCTTGATTACGATCCGTATGTAATGGTTTACAACAAACCAAAAGCACCAAAGGTGACAAGACAATTACAGAGGTGGTGCAACAACAAGTTCATATTTAGGTCGTGCGAATTTGAAAACTACCAAAACATATAAACAAAAGACCGCTCGCAAGGGCGGTTTTTTTATGCTAAAATATAAATATGAGAATATACATATCAGGAGCAATGGCGAAAAGGCCAGACACGTACAAAGAAGAATTTGCGAAAGCAGAAAAAGAAATCACAGACAAAGGCTATATAGTCATAAACCCGGCATGCCTGCCAAAAGGACTGGACAGAAACCGATACATGCCTATCTGTATGGCGATGGTAGACGCAGCTGATGCGATCTACATGATGGACGGCTGGGAGGACAGCAAAGGCGCACGGCTGGAGAAAGCGTATGCGGAGTACCAGGACAAGCTGGTGCTGTATGAAGAAAGGAAGGACGATGGAGATCAAATATTTACCGGTAACGGATCTGAAGCCTTACGAAAATAATCCGAGAATCAATGATGATGCGGTGGATATCGTAGCGAGCAGCATTGCGGAGTTTGGGTTTAAGGTGCCGGTCGTGCTGGATGCAGATAATGTGGTCGTATGCGGACATACAAGGCTTAAGGCAGCAAAACTGCTTGGCATTGATAAAATACCTTGCGTGATTGCAAAAGACTTGTCAGAGGAGCAAATAAAGGCCTTCAGGCTGGTCGATAACAAGACGCAGGAACTTGCAGAATGGGACTGGAACATCATATTTGATGAATTAGATCTGATCCAGAGCATCGACATGAACAAAATGGGGTTTGAGCAATTCCTGGACGATGACAAAGGTCAGCTGAAAGAGCGGAAACTTGGGCCCGGGGGAGAAATCGATCTGGACAGTTTTGCGGACGAGGAATTTGATCAGGTGTGTCCGTGCTGCGGATTCAGGTTCAATGATTAGAGGTAAACATGAACAGATTTGATTGGAAATGGTACCTGGAAGACATAAAACAGGACAAAAACGTAAAAGTGTTTTCGACATTTTCATGTGGCGGAGGGTCTTCAATGGGATACAAAAGAGCCGGATTTGAAGTGGTCGGCAATGTTGAAATAGACCCGAAAATAAACGAGATGTATGTCAGGAATTTTCAACCGAAATACAATTACTGTATGGATCTGCGAGATTTTAACAGGAAGGAAGATCTGCCGAAAGAACTGTATGGAATAGATATACTTGACGGAAGTCCTCCGTGTACGACATTTTCTATGTCCGGGAAAAGGGAAAAGACCTGGGGCAAAGAGAAAAAATTCAGGGAAGGTCAGACCACGCAAACGCTGGATGACCTGTTTTTCGTTTTTTTGGACACGGTGGAAAAATTAAAGCCAAAAATCGTGATCGCGGAAAACGTGACCGGCATCGTGATGGGAAACGCAAAAGGATATTGTAATCTGATTGTGAAGCGATTCCGGGAGTTGGGATATGATTTGCAGATATTCAGATTAAATTCGGCAAATATGGATGTGCCACAGACCAGAGAAAGGATTTTCTTTATTGCCAATAATCAGGGATATGGAAAATTAAATCTGGCTTTTCATTATGATCCGATTCCTTTCGGGAAAATAAGAGATGAAGAGGGAATAGATGTCGGAAACGGTGTATTATCATCACTCCTCAGAATGGCCCAAAAAAGTGATAAGAGTTTATGTGATATTTATGCACGATATAATAGTAATAAAAGGAAATACTTTGATAGCAAAATTCTTTATGATGAAGATGTCTGTTTTACGCTAACGGCGAATGGTGATGATTATCGCTTTTATGATAAAAAGAAATGCACAGATGGGGATTATAGAAAAATGCAGAGCTTTCCGGAGGATTACGATTTTAATGGAAATCCGGTCCGATATGTCTGCGGAATGAGTGTGCCGCCTAACATGATGGCAAATATAGCGACGGAGGTATATGACCAATGGCTGAAATAAAAGCGGTGGAAATGAAACTATCGGACCTGGTGCCGTATGAGAACAATCCGAGAAAAAACGAAAAGGCCGTGGAGGCGGTAAAGAACAGCATCAAACAGTTTGGGTTTAAGAATCCAATAATTGTGGATAAAGAAAACGTGATCATATCAGGACATACCAGGAGGCTTGCCGCAATGGAGCTGGGAATCGAAACGGTGCCTGTTGTGATTGCAACAGATCTGACAAAAGAGCAGGTGAGGGCGTTCCGGCTGGCAGATAACAGAGTAGCGTCTTTTTCTTATTGGGATGAGGCGAAGCTGAAGGATGAAATCGCGGAAATAAGTGAAATAGATCTGAGCGATTTCGGATTTAAGAAGGACAAAATAGAGGATATCTTCCGGGAAAAAGCGGATAAAAAGATACATGTCTGCCCGAAATGCGGCTATGAATGGAGCGAAGAAGATGATTAAAACAATGCAGCTGGAAATATATTACACAGGGGGGGTATTTGAAAAAGGATATTCTGTACCATGGTGATATGGAAAAGATAGCAAAAAAAATCGAGCGTGATGAGAACAGTCTGCTGGAATATATGCGGACGAAAGACGAACACGGAGAAAAAGCGTTTTGCTTTCAGGGATTTATGTTTCTGAAGAAAGATATTATAGCGGCTCAATTTACAGAGCCGACGATATAGGGGAGAATATGGCAAAGAGAGGAAGACCTCCGGCAGAATTTGATAAAAAGGAATTCATGAATCTTGTCGGCTTGGGCTGCACACAGGAAGAAATAAGCTGGTGGTTTCGGGACGAAACAGGAAAACCGGCAAATATAGACACGCTTTCCCGGTGGTGCAAACGGACTTTTGGGGAGAATTTTCAAGAGTATTATAAAAAGAACGGCGGGATGGCAATGAAAATCTCTCTGCGAAAGAACCAGCTGAAGCTGTCGGAGAAGAATGCTGCGATGGCAATATTCCTGGGGAAAAACTATCTGGGGCAGAAAGATTGGTTTGAGAGCGACAACAAGGATGCTATTGCCAAGCTGGATCAGATACTGGACGGAGTAAGAAAGAATGCTGTCGAAGAAACAGAATGAATATATCAGAGAAGCGACCCACCGGATCAATATGAAGGTGGGCGCAGTCAGATCAGGGAAGTCTTACGTTGATGTGACGTACATGGTGCCGAAAAGGATCCGTGAGGTTGCCGGCAAAGAAGGATTGAATGTTATTCTTGGCGTTTCACGGGAAACGATAGAGAGGAACGTACTGCAGCCGATGCGGGAACAGTACACGGATCTGCTGGTTGGTACGATCAATTCAAGGAATGTGGCAAGGATATGCGGAGAAGATGTGTACTGTCTGGGCGCAGAGAAAGTATCACAGATCGGCAAAGTCCAGGGCATGAGCATCAAATATCTGTACGGAGATGAGATCGCGAAGTGGAACAAAGACGTGTTTATGATGGCTCTGTCAAGGCTGGACAAGCCGTATTCGTGCATGGATGCGGCGTGCAACCCGGAATCGCCGAGCCACTGGCTAAAGGAATTTCTTGACCGGGGTGACATAGACGCATACGTGCAGAGGTATAAAATATTCGACAATCCGTTTCTCCCGAAACAATTTATCGAGGATCTGTGCAACGAATACCGGGGGACAGTGTATTATCCCAGATACATTGAAGGCGAGTGGACGAAGGCGGAAGGTCTTATCTATCCGATGTATGAAGATGCCATAACGGACGATTTGAGGGACGTTTATACGGATTATAGTCTGGCTATCGACTACGGCACAAAAAACGCGTTTGCGGCAATTTTGTGGGGGCTGAACGATGGCGTGTGGTATGGGATAGAGGAATACTACTATTCAGGGCGCGAAACAGGGCAGCAGAAGGCCGATGACGAGTATGCGGATGACATAGACCGGTTTACACAGTGGCTGTTCGAGGAAGACGAAGAAGGCGTGAATAAGCTGGGATATAACCGAAAGCTGGAAGTCATCATAGACCCGAGCGCCGCTTCATTCAAAGCAATGCTGCAGAAAAGACACAAATACAAGGTCAGGGATGCCGATAATGATGTGCTGAACGGAATAAGAAATGTTGCAACGTGCATGAATCGTGGTAAAATCAAGGTGCATAAGAGTCTGAAGAACTGGCAGAAAGAAGCCGCCGGGTATGTGTGGGCGGACGGTCCGGAAGAGCGTCCGGTAAAAGAAGCGGACCATTTGATGGACTGCATGAGATATTTTGTACAAACGAAAAGAATCGCAAAGGAGAAGAGAAATGCGGACATTTCAAGATCTTATCGGGGTTGGTGAAAATGAAGCGGAGCGGATGGAGTTTGTCCGCGAAGTAATCAGCGAGCATAAAAGTTCAGATCTGTACAAGACGGCACAGATCGCGGATGAATACGACCGCAAGCAGAACAGGACGATTCTGCAGTATCAAAAACTGTTGTATGACGTGACAGGACGAGCCATCCCGGACAACGTGTCGGCGAACTACAAGCTGACATCAGGGTTTTTCAACCGCTTCACCACACAGCAGGTACAGTTCCTGCTTGGCAATGGAGTTACCTGGGAGAACAAGGCGACAAAGACAAAGCTCGGAGGTGACTTCGACAAAAAACTGCAAACGATTGCGAAAGCATCACTTGGGGCTGGTGTAGCGTTTGGATTCTTTAACCTTGACCACCTTGAGGTATTTAACGCCCTTGAGTACGCACCGCTTTATGACGAAGAAAACGGCGCACTTATGGCAGGGGTAAGGTTTTGGCAGGTAGACGCTAAGAAGCCGTTAAGGGCTACGCTTTATGAGATAGACGGCTATACTGACTACATGTGGGAAGACGGCAATGGGGAGAAACTGCACGACAAGCAGAAGTATATCCTCAAGACACAGACAACAGCAGTTGACGGCACAGAAATATATGACGGAGAGAACTATCCAGCATTTCCGATAGTACCGTTATGGGCTAACCCACACAAACAGTCAGAGCTTGTGGGCATCAGAGAGCAGATAGACGCATACGACCTTATTAAGTCGGGATTCTGTAATACCATTGATGAGGCGAGCTTTATCTATTGGACCATAAACAATGCTGGCGGTATGGATGAGGTCGACCTTGCTGAATTTGTGCAGCGGCTCAAGACAATCCATGCGGCAAACGTAGAAGATACCGGAGCAACGGCACAGGCAAACAGCCTGGAAGCGCCGCATGAGGGCAGAGAGGCTCTTTTGGACAGGCTGGCAAAGGATATGTACGCAGACTACATGGCGCTCAATATCGATGAGATCAAAGGCGGAGCGAACACAGCGACGCAGATCCGGGCGGCTTATGAGCCGATGAACAACAAAGCGGATCAGTTTGAATACTGCATTATCGATTTTATTCAGGGCATTTTGTCCGTGGCTGGTGTGGAAGATAAGCCGACATTTACAAGGTCATACTTGATAAACGTCAGCGAAGAAATAGACAACGTGTTATCCGCAGCCGAGTACCTTGATTCAGAATATGTGACACGCAAGGTGCTAACGATACTTGGAGATGCAGACAAGATTGACGAAGTTCTCAAACGAAAAGACGAAGAAGATATGGGAAGGATTTCGCTGGTCAATGGGCCGAATGATGAACCAATAGAGTGATATGGACGCAGGGCGAAAGTATGCCGATGAGATTCTTGAACAGATTGAGGAACAGATTGGCAGAGATATTACAAGTGAATATGCCGAAAAAGAAATCAAAAAGTATTTGAACCGGCACAGTGCAGAAATCGAGAAAATGCAACAAGCCGTAAATGATGGTGATATCACAAAGCAAGAATATTACCAATGGATTGACAGAGTATTGTTGCGTGGGAAGGACTGGAACAAAGTTCGGGACGATATTGCTAAAGATTATTCAAGGCAGATGGCAGAAGCTTTTGTTGCGGCTGGGGCATTGATTGGGCTGGTGTATATTAACAGTAGAAACTACACCAGCTATGCCATTGAAAGAGCCGTAAAAAAGACCGGGCTGAATATCAGCATTGAACGCATAAAGAACATCCCGAAGCCAATAATGCCGAAGAGTCCAGATCCTTCGAAAAACAGATTTTGGCACAGACAGCATCTACAGGCCACAATTAGACATGGAATGAGAAAAGGCGAAAGCATAGACAAGATAGCAAAGCGGGTGCATCGTATTACCGGCATGGACAGAGTCGCTGCAACAAGGACGGCAAGAACGACAGTAACATCAGCGGAAAGCAAAGCTGCATTAGATTCTATGTATGATGCAAGAAGCAAAGGAATCTACATGCAAAAGCGCTGGTATGCCGTCAAAGATGAAAGAACGAGAACATCACACAGAATATTAGATGGTGAAACCGTGGATTTGGATAAACCGTTTTCAAATGGGTTGATGCGACCAGGAGAGCCTGCGGACGGTGTTGACGGGTCGGAGATATATAATTGCAGATGCAGGCTGCTGTCTGTTGCAAACGGAATTGATGTCGGAAGCATATCGGAATCGCCCAATAATATGGGCAGATTGGAATGGATCGCCAAAAAGCCAAAAAGTAAACCGATGAAAAAGAAATGGGACGAATGATGGATATTATAATTGAGGTCAATAACATCAGTAGCATAAAGCAATTGAGCCAGGAAGCATGTGAACAAGCGCTGGAACTATGGGGCAGATCTTTTGAAAACCATGCGGCTGATTATGCCCCTGTAGACACGGGGCGATTGCAGAATAGCATTGAACATCACCCGGAAGGCGATGACACAATGGTTGTTCAGACAAATGTAGAATATGCGGTGTATCAGGAGCTTGGAACATCAAAACAAAAGGGGACACCATTTTTTAGACCGGCAGCATACAATCACCTTGCAGAGTACAAAGCATTAATCGAGCAGGCACTAAAATAAATTTGCAAAATTGCAAATACATGCTATACTTACGGTAGAAATCGAGGCGTTTATAAAACAGCATACGGTTATAAGTGGCAATTTGCCACATAACAATCCTTTTCGTAAAAGAACCTACGACGAAGAACAGAAAAAAGGAGATTGATATAATGGCATTAACCAGAAAGTTTTTATCCGCGCTGGGCATTGAGGATGACAAAGTTGATGAAATCATCGGAGCGCACACAGAGACAGTGAATGCGCTGAAAGAACAGAGGGATTCCTACAAGGCAGATGCGGAGAAGCTACCAACCGTCCAAAAGGAACTGGACGACATGAAGGCCGCAGCAGAAAAGAACGGCAAAGACGCCTACAAAGTCAAATACGATGCTCTGAAAGAGGATTTTGACAAATTCAAAGCAGACCTGAAAGAAAAAGAGAAGCATGCGCGGAAAGAAGATGCGTACCGAGCGCTGCTTGAAGAGGTCGGCGTTTCGGAGAAACGAATCAAGTCGGTACTCAAGGTATCGGATGTTGATTCTGTAGAGTTTGACGATGAGGGCAAAGTAAAAGATGCGGATGCGCTGAAGAAAAGCATTAGTGAAGAGTGGGCAGATTTTATTGTCCAGAAAGAAACCACAGGTGCGAAAACAGCAACACCGCCAGCAGGCAGTGGCAAGGTCTACAAGTCAAAGGACGAGATCATGGCGATCAAGGACACGCAGGAAAGACAGAAAGCCATTGCCGAGAATCATGAGATGTTTGGATTTTAAGGAGAAAAACAAATGGCTAACGTAGAAACAAGTGCCGAAACCAACCTGATCAAGGCGGCACAGATGAGAAAAGTCAGAGAGGTTGACTTTGTAGAACAGTTTGGCGGAAACATTCTGCCTAAGCTGATGGAAGTACTCGGCGTAACAAGACAGATCCCGATGATGGAAGGTACCACTATGTATGTATATAAGACCACTGGACAGTTGGTCAACAATGGTGTTGTTCCTGAAGGCGAGATCATTCCTTTGTCACAGTATGAAAGAACTAAAGATGCAGTCGGCGAGATCACACTTAAGAAGTGGAGAAAAGCCGCATCAGCAGAGGCAATCAAGAAGTCAGGATATGAAGAGGCTGTATCACTTACAGACGCAAAGCTTCTGAACGACGTACAGAAAGGTATCAGAACAGACTTCTTTACATTCCTCAGCGGCATGGATGGCTCAACAGGTGGCGGAACACCAGTAACAGGAGCAACACTGCAGGCAGTTCTTGCACAGTCTTGGGGACAGCTTCAGGTACTGTTTGAGGACGATGCAGTTTCAGCGGTACACTTTATCAATCCGCTTGATATTGCTGACTATCTTGCTACCGCACAGATTACAGTTCAGACTGCTTTCGGCATGAACTATGTAGAAGACTTCCTCGGTCTTGGTACAGTAGTAATGAACAGCCACATCACGCAGGGAACTATTTACTCCACAGCAAAGGAAAACCTGATACTGTACTATCTGACAATGAACGGCGATATTGCCAACGCATTCCAGCTTACAGCAGATCAGACAGGCTACATCGGAATCAAGAGTGGCTATCAGAACGAGGAAAGAGCGCAGATCGAATCACTCATTATGAGTGGTATCCAGTTCCTCGTAGAATATGCTGACGGCGTAGTAGTTGGCACTATCGGTAGCACAGGTGGCGAAGGCGGCGGAGAATAATAATGCTGAATGAACTTTGCAAAGAAATAAATAACTGGTTTGAAAAAAGAAAATATTTTGGTGAATTTGTGGTTGAAAACGGTCTGATAACTGGTGATTTTTCTTTGCAAGATGGTCAGTATTTCAGAATCGTTGGAAGCGTGTTCAATGACGGTGTTTACAAATTTGATGAAGACCTTGACTTGACAGACGAGACATTCACAGGGGCAATTTGGGCGATGGCTGTACCGAAAGAGGTCATCGCCCTTGCGGATGACATCAAAGATTGGTCGGATAAATACCTGGGAGTGGATTCTGCAGCGATGTCACCGTTCAATTCAGAGAGTTTTGGCGGGTATTCGTATTCAAAGTCAGGTGGGTCAAGTTCAAGCGGGAATGTGGACCTGTCAGGCACCTGGCAGGGCGCATTCGCCGACAGACTGAACCATTGGAGAAAGATATGAGCTTATTAGACGATGCACTCGAAACGTGCGTGATGATGGACAAAAGAACACAGCCCGACGGATACGGCGGGTACATATCCACCTACACAGAGGGCGCGGAGTTCAAGGCGGCCATCGTATTCGACACTTCGATGGAGGCGAGAGCGGCAGAGAAGCAGGGCGTAACAAGTCTTTATACAGTTACTACAACGAGAGCGCTCACATTGCAGTATCACGACATATTCAAAAGAGTTCGTGACGGCAAAGTGTTCAGAGTGACAAGTGACGGCGACGACAAGTACACACCTGCAAGCACCGCACTTGACATGAGACAGGTGACTGCGGAGGAGTATATTCTGAATGAATAAGTGGGAAGCATTACAAGCGTTCTGGGAATCATTTGGATGGAACGCATACGACCAGAATTCAGTCGATACAGGCTCTTTTGCACCGTCGTTACCCTATATTACCTATTCGGCACAAACTGGCGCGATAGGGCAGATTTTGACGCTTACGGCATCCCTATGGGACAGGTCCACATCTTGGAAAAGCGTGTCCGACAAGGCTGACGAGATAGCGGAAAGAATCGGTTACGGGTATGAAATTTCCAAAGTAGACGGCGGGTATCTGTGGATCGTCAAAGGCCAGCCGTTTGCGCAGAGAATGAGCGATCCGGAAGATTCTGAAATCAAACGAATTTATATTATAATGAATGCCGAGTTTCTTACGGCATATTAAGGAGAAATATTATGGCGAGAATGTTTACGGTAATTCCTCAAGATACATTTGATGGATTACAGCTTGAAGCGGGTGTGCTGCTTACGGATTTTGATCCGGCAAATCCTGCGGTCGTAGACGGCGCGATCGTATGCGCGACGACCGGCGGCATCAGTATTTCTGCGACACCTGAATATACGGACCTGGGCGAGGACGTTGACAACGTCCCACCTAACATGAAAGAGCTGAAATCGGATCCGAAATGGACTTGTCAGATCACGACGACAGGTCTTGGCACAACGCCGGAAGCCATCAGGCTTGCGCTTGGTGCTGCAGACATCACAGCGTCAACCGGAAAGATCGCACCGAGATCCGCGTTGAATCAGGATGACTTTGCAGATCTCTGGTGGGTAGGAGACAAGGCAGACGGCGGATTTGTAGCGGCGAAACTGATTAACGCACTTTCAACAGGCGGATTTTCCCTGCAGTCCACAAAGGACGGCAAGGGTCAGGTATCGCTTGAATTTACTGGTCATGTATCAATCGATGCGCAGGACGTAATGCCGATCGAGTTCTACTCAATGGATGCGCCGACGGTAACATACACGTCGGCAACGCTTACAAGTGCTGGATTCAAGTACGGAGTGACCTACTACACGAGAAGCGGAGCGGGCACTACTGAAAATCCGTATGTCTACACGCAGGTAGCAAAGGACGCTGTATATGACAGCTCAAAGACGTATTACGTCAAATCATATTCATAACAGGAGGATGTGAATGAGAAAACTTTCGGAAGTAAAAGGTGAAGAAGCGCTGGATGTGCTGGCAGAAATTCTTGAGCCGATCGTAGAGATCGCCAATGATGAAGAAGTCAGGGCCGGCTTTGATACAAATGTGGCCAAGTGCGTTGCGATCGCGTTAAAAAAGTACAAAAAACAGATCCTGGAGATATTTGCGAGCATTAACGGTAAGAGCGTTAAGGAAACAAGTGAGGAGATCGACCTGCTTTCCTTGCCGTCGTATATCGTTGATGTGTTAAGCGAACCGGCGATCAAACGCCTTTTTACATAGCGCAGTCAAAGGATAGAATATCTACCTTTTGGCTGTGCTACGGAAGTTACACCGGGAAAAGAGACATTCGCCTGTTCCTTAGTTATGTGCAGGCGAATTTGCATGAAAAAAGACAGAACGATGCGTATAGGATTTATACGGCAGAGGCAATAAAAAACATCAACCGGATCCTGGCGGAAAACATGACCGGAAGTTATATGAAGGTGTCATATATGGACATGTTGCATCCTAAGCCGGCAGAAACGCGGTCTGCAGAGGAGATTATAAACGATATACGCAGAGGTCTGCAGGAGTTGAATTAATGGATGTTTTATCTTTAAGAGCGCTGCTGACGCTTGACAGCACACAATATGAAGAAGGGCTGAGCAACGCAGAAGGCGAAGCGAAAGGCTTCGGGACGAAGTTCAAAGGCACGATGAAGACCGCTGCAAAAGCCGGGGCTGCAGCGATGGGGGCGGCGGCTGGTGCCGTTGCGTTGCTGGGCAAAAGTTCCATACAAGCATACGCTGATACGGAGCAGCTTGTAGGCGGCGTACAGAAGCTCTATGGAAACATGGGGATGTCTGTAGAGGATTATGCCAAAAGCGTCGGGAAAAGCGTGTCAGAAGTTAATGCTGAATGGAAGCGAAATGAACAGGCTCAGAAGCTGGTGCTGGACAACGCAAAAAATGCGTTTAAGACCGCAGGGCTTTCGTCAAACGAATACATGGAACAGGCGACGTCATTTTCGGCGGCGCTTATTAATTCTTTAGGCGGAGATACGGTCAAAGCGGCGGAGCAGACGGACGTTGCAATGAGGGCGATATCCGATAACTACAACACTTTTGGCGGCGACATGGGACAAATTTCCTATGCTTTTCAAGGATTTGCGAAGCAGAACTATACTATGTTGGACAATTTGAAGCTTGGGTATGGAGGTACTCGCGGCGAAATGCAGCGTCTGATCGATGATGCAAATAAATGGGCGGAAGAAAACGGAAAAGCGGCCGACCTTTCCATAGACAGCTTTTCGGACGTAGTAACGGCAATAGACTACATTCAACAAAAACAAGGCATAGCAGGGACAACATCAAGAGAAGCGGCGACCACTATTGCCGGATCTATTGGGATGGTCAAGTCTGCATATCAGAATCTCATATCCGGGCTTTCGGATCCTGATGCGGATATCAGCACACTGGTTACAGACCTTGTGGATTCTGTCAAAGTTGCCGGTAAAAACATGATGCCGGCGGTGATGCAGTTTGCGGAAGGCTTCAGCACAGCGCTGACAGACCTTGCGCCTACGATCATTGAAGGGATCCCGGCGCTGTTATCGGATATTGTGCCGATGCTGATTGAATCTGCAACGCAGCTTGTGAGCGTTTTAGGGCAGACTCTGATTACTGCGCTGCCGCAGATGCTGGATGTTGGAAAGCAGCTGCTGCAGTCGCTTGTTGACGGTATTGGAGCAAATGCAGACGGATTTATAAATTCAGCCATGAATCTGATTCTTCAGTTCAGCCAATTTTTGCGCAATTCCGCAAGCCAGTTGATCCCTGTTGCGCTGACGCTGATCCAGAGCCTGGCGCAGGGCATTATCAATAATATCCCGACGTTTATAGAAACTGTTCCGCAGATCATATCAAATTTTGCAAATATAATTAACGACAACGCTCCGAGCATCATTGCAACAGGCGTGTCCATTCTGCAGTCGCTGGTTACCGGGCTTATAAGCGCAATCCCTGTTCTGATCGCAAACATTCCGCAAATACTCAAGGCCTTTGTTGATGTGGTCAAGGCATTTGGATGGTTAAGCCTGGGCAAGACAATTATTAAAGGTATTGCATCCGGTCTGCGCGCAGCTGGCTCGCTGATAAAAAGCGCGATTACAAGACCTATATCTGCGGCGCGGGCGGCTATTGTTGCAGGCTTTTCAGCGGCAAAGCAAAAGGCTGTAGACTACATGACAAAACTGAAAGACGGAGTGAAGGAAAAGATCGATGCGGCAAAAGAAGCCGTAGAAAAAGTCGTAAACAAAATAAAAGGTTTCTTCCCGGTAAGTGTTGGCAAGATATTTAAAGGATGGATACCGAAAATTTCTCTGAAAACAAAGAAAAGCGGAGACAGTGCGTCAACGAGTAGCTCTGTAGGAAGAACAAACTTTGCAAAAGCGATGAATCAGCCGTACATGTTCAAGAATCCGACAGAGTTTTATGCGGGAGAAGCCGGAGACGAATTTCTTTATGGCAAAGCGGCTTTGCTGGGCGATATCCGACAAGCCGTAAAAAAAGAGCAAACGACATCAGCGCAAGAAAACATTATTATAAACTTGAACTACACGGCGGGAGATGATGCGACGCAAATGGTAAGAGATATTGCAAGGGGAGTTAGAAGATACAGAATGGCAGGTGCATTTTAATGGCGGCTAAATATACATACAAGGGAACTAAAATAACAGGCACTTCAACTGCAGGTAAAGTGTTCAAAAAATCGGGCATTAAAAATGCAAGTAAGGGTAATACGTATTTTAATAAGTCAACAGGACACGTTTATAAGTGCACGGAAGGTGGTAAAGCAAGTAAGGCAAAATGGAAGTACCTGAAAACCGATATTGCATCAAAGCCGTCTGTTGCTGTGTCAGGATTAGGTGCGCCTGTTCGTGTGGAAGGAACTCGCAGCATGAAAGCCACATGGAAAACTCCTGCAGCTATGATTGATACTAAAAAGGGTGACAGAGCTACTGCGCTTGATATTAACTGGTATCTTGGGATTGCAGGTGCGGACCCCAAAAAGGTTGTTAAAACATCGAATGAAAAACTAACGGAATCAACTATCAATTTGAATAGTTTAACTATTGGTAGCAAGAAATACGAACGTAAGGACTTTTATCCATTTGCCAAAAAGCCAGTGTTAAACTATGTAACAGTTAATGTAACAAGCAAAAATAATAAAGGTGCAGGAGCGTCAGCAAAAGCAACACGTGAGTTTTACGTACCACGCAAGCCCACCATTTCTGACTTTACATTTGACGCAGAAACAGGAGAAGTTTCCTGTACAATAGACACAGATGCTGGCGGCGATTACTACGAAAGATATGATACACGCTATAAAATGACCGTGTACTACTCCGACACGAAACAGACATCAACAATTTACGACACAAGTACAACAAACACAAGTAAGACTATTACGTTTGACGATGCAAGTTATGCGTCAAGAAGTTTTGAGGATTATGCTAAGGTAACCGTTCAGGCTTGGGCAAGAGGATATAAAGGAGATTCAGCGGTTGCGGAAAAAGTATTTTATGTAGCGTACCCCGCGCAGGCTTCCATTGATGATGTGCAGGTATCGAGCAAGGATTCTACAGGCAAATGTACTATTTATGTCGACACGCATAACACAGAAGAGCACCCTGTGGACAGGGTAAAACTTGAGTATCTTGCAAACTGTACTTATGCAGAAGCAAACCTGATTCCCGGTGATTCCAGTTGGGAACAGACAGAAATACTTGATGATGCGACATGCAAAGCATTGGCAATGTCCGTTTCAAATTTGATTCCTGATAGAGGGAAATACACTTGGATCAGGCTTAAAACATTCCATGCAAACGAGACCGTTCTCTATCGGTACTCGCAGTATTGGCGTGTAAGAGATTTAGAGACCCCTGCGGCGACGGCTGCAGATGATAAAATCAAGATACTTTCCGCTACGGCTGGGTCTGACGGAAAATCTGCCGTAATTGAACTTGTGTGGGATGACGGCGAACTTCCGTCAACTGGAACTGAACTTTCATGGGATGAAGAAGAAGATGCGTGGAAGTCGACCAAAGACCCCAGTGAGTACACATTTACATGGTCTGACGGACCGAAAACCATTGATGGCGATACGTGGGGAGGCAGTGCCAAAATCACTATCAAGTCACTTGATGAAGCATCGAAGTATTTCGTAAAAGCAAGAAGATATAACGAAGGTGACGAAGAAACAACATACTCAGAATACTCAAATTCTGCAACGGTTGTAACGAGCGAGAAACCAGAATCTGTAACGGCATCTGCAGACAGATACGTTCCGAAAGGGTCTGGTCTTAATGTGTACTGGACGTTTGCAGGAAACGGCTTGCAGAGAGAATGGCAGATCGTGGACAGTAACGGTACGGTCCTTGCAAACGGAGAAGGATCTCTTGGCTCAACGCAGATTCCTGCCGACAGGCTTATTGCGTTTGCCGAAGATGGCGACATTGAGTTTACGGTACAGGTATCTACAGGAAGCGGATTTGTTGTTTCGGAAGAAAAGAAAGTTACGATCATTGAGCCGCCGGTACTTGAACTGACAGGCAATTCTCTTGTGCACGTACATGAAGAGGAGGAGCGTGAATTTAGCGGAGATATTGTTACATTCGAGCCACGAGAGGGTGAAAATATTAAATCCCTCAAAGTGAATTTTTCTCCTATCCAAGACCTAAACGGCTACGATGCTCCGTGGGTTGGGGGTGCTGGGAAGAATAAACTTGGTATTAGTGGGTCAAGCGTAACGTCTAATGGTATCACTTTCATTTTACAATCCGATGGTTCTATAAAAGCGACGGGGACACTTTCGGGGTCGTCTGCGTCGGCATATTTTACGGCAAGTATACCGACAGGCTCGTATATATTCAGCGACAGCGCAAACGGTTCTGCTTCAACATATTGGACGCAAATTGTCGATGATAGCAACTGGAGCGGTTTGTCGACAAGTGGTAGCGATGTCGATTTCAGTATCGCAACAAACAATGTGCGTGTGTATGTAGCGACCAAACAAAGCCCACCGACAGGCGGTATTGTGTTCAAACCGATGATGCGACTTTCGGGGACTGACAACACATGGCAACCGTGGGAAAACATCTGCCCAATAAGCGGACACACAGAGGTTGATGTGGTAGTAAGTCCGACCACAGACGCAGCAGATGGCATGACCTACACCGCAGACTTACCGCAGACTATATACGGTGGATGGGTTGATTTGGTGACAGGGGTGCTGACGGTGGATAGGGTGTATGCTCCGATGCCGACAAATTGGGTTCATAATTCGATTACGGCAACACGGCTCTATCTAACTACGTCAGCGTTCTCCGATGTTCCTGTGGTCACAAACCAAGACACGCAGGTTCGTGCCACAAGCGATATGTTCAAAGGCGTTTCAGCGAGTGAAGTCATTAGCACAGGGATGTGGGGAGTAGGCATCATATCCAACAAACGGATTATGGTACAAGTCGACCCTTCTGTGTTCGCAACGGCTGCGGATTTCAACGCATGGGTGAGAGACAATGCGCCGAATATAGCCTACGAACTCGCCACCCCAATCCCATTCAACATCGACCCACAGGTTATCTCTACACTCCGTGGTCGCAACAACGTATGGAGCGAACAGGGGGATGTGGAGCTTACACTTATGGAAGTGTTGGTAGATGAAGATCAGTTGAAAACAAATGACCTGTCACTGACATTCAAGTCAAATAAAATCTGTGATATAAAACTGATCGTGACAAGTCAGGGCGCGGTGGGACAATTCCCACAAGGCATTTTGCGGCAGACGGCAGGCGATACTGTGCATAGTGATGTATATGTCCCTGTTTGGACGGAAAGCAATGGAGAATTTACCACAACAATAAATTTGCCAACGGCACTTGACTTTTGGGATTTAGGATCGTATACAGCCACGGCAGTTGGTATAGACAGGCAGACGGGGCTAAAATCGAATGAAGTGTCATTGAGTTTTTCTGTTTTGTGGATGCATCAGGCACCGAGCATTGAGCCGAAAGAAGTTTATACGCTTTCTACAGATACCGCCGTTGTGGATGATAAGAATTACTACTCGTATGACAGCGAAACGCAGGTTTATACTGTTGTTGAAACAGAAGGTGATGAAAACCCGCAGTCAGAAGGTTGGTATGAAGTTACGATTACAACTTATGTGACGCTTACTCCAATCGATGAAGTTGATGACAATGGTTTTCATCATCAGGCAGTACAGATAAATCTGACACCGCCGCCAAATGCAGATACAGATGATGTGTATGACATTTACAGAATGACAGGTGACGGAGCACAGTTGATTGGGCAGAGCTTTCCGCAGACGTATATCGCAACAGATGAATATGCTCCTTTTGGTGAAGATTTGACCAATCATTACAGGGTCGCCGTGCGAACTGCAGACGGCGATGTATCGTTCTCGGATATTGAATATGTGCTTGAAGGCGAAGGAATACGTCTTGACTGGGCAGAAGGTTTCATTGAATATCCGTACAGCATCGGCATCGGTGATAGTTACAAGAAAGATGTTGATATACGAAAGCATCTTGACGGTAGCATCGGAGCATATTGGAATCGTGGCGTGGAACGCAGTGGTTCGCTCAGCACTGACGCAATCAAAATTCTGCAACAGGATGACATTGATTTGACACGTAAACTTGGTCGGTATACAGGGCCTGTCTTTGTACGGACAAGAGAAGGCACTGCTTTTGAAGCGGATGTACAGATTTCAAACCTGTCGAGCAAGAATATTGCAGTCATGAGTATAGCGATCGACGCAACAGAAGTTGATTTGACGGAAGAATTTATGTTACCCACACCGTTCAAACTTGACGAAGGTGGTGAATAAATGGACTGGACAAAATCCTATGCATCTGAATGGAGAGTGTTCAGAGTAAATCGTGATACATGGGCTGATGATGAAAAGATAACAGGCGTTGACAGCATTGAAGTGCTTAAAACAGGCGACGGCGACGAAATGGAATCAGGGAGCATGGAAACCACTGGAGCATTTGAATCCGACTATTACCGAATCGTGTTGACGGCGGAGCAGGGCGGAGAAGTCGCAAGAGTAGATGTTGCAACACTGCTTTTCACAAGCAAGGGCGGAGAATATAACTACGGAGTTGACACTTCAAATGTCGATGGATTCTCCGTTCTGCACCCTGCGTCCACAACATCAGTGCTTGTGGGAGAATATGCTCCCGCCGGTTCTAATGGAGCACAATATGCGGCAGATTTGCTTGCCACTGCCATAAATGCTCCGATAGAAGTTGAAGGATCTTTTGTTCTGAATGAGCACGTTGTGCATGAACTTGGTTCGTCGATACTCAGCGCAGTGTGGGCAGTGCTCAACGCTGGGGATTTCGTTATTCAAATTGATGGGCGTGGAGTGGTGCATATAAGACCAAAGCCTGTAGAGCCGTCATTGATTATTGACAATGCGACAAGTGGAGTTCTTCTTAACGGGATCGGAACGACAGCAGAAGAAGGCGACATACCCAACAGATACATCATTATTGATGGACTGAACATAACGATTGCTGAAAATAATGACCCGGCAAGTATTGTGTCGAGCAGCACAAGAGGTTATTATGTAGATGTAATAGACACTTCTCCAACGCCTATAAACGGAGAGACCTATAGTGCGTATGCAGAAAGGATGCTAAAAAAAGAAAGCGTACTGAATGAAGAAAAAGAATATGTCAGAGAATTCATACCGAATGTATATCCGTATTCTATCATCCGAGCGACCATAGACGGTTTGGACGGAGATATGCGTGTCAATTCGCAATCCATAAATTGCGGTAATGGAATAACGGTGTCTGAAAAAGTTTCAAGGGAGATAAGATTATATGGATAGCGGAGCAATAGAAAAATTCATAGATTCCATCAAAGAGCCGGAATTCGAAACCAACAGAACGAATCTTGCTGTGGTATCAAGGGTTGATGAAGAAGGTATCGCATGGGTAAACCTTGCAGGATCAGAAAAGGAAACTCCAACAACATCTACATCTGCAGAAGTAAAGGGTGGAGACGTTGTTAACGTAGAGTGGCGTAACAACAAGTTATACATTGCGGGGAACTACACTAACCCATCTGCTGGCATTACGAGGGTTGTATACGTAGAACGCAGAGTGAGTGATGCTGTTGATAAAGCCGATACCGCAGTCACGCAAGCAACAGAAGCGAAATCAGACGCACGGGAAGCCGTAACGAAAGCAAATAGTTCTGTTGCAAGTGATACGATACATTATTTGGCTACGTCTGCAAGCAGTGGTGTTACTATTAATACTCAAGGGTGGACTACTGAGATTCAGACAATTGATTCACAAAAGCGGTATCTGTGGACATACCATACATATACAAAAGCAGGAGGTGCAGTAGTAAACACTCAGCCTGTTATTACAGGAACGTATGGTGTTGACGGAACGTCTGTTACTATCCTTGGCAGTTACAATACGCTTGCAGAACTTGAAGCGGCGCATCCGACTGGGCAACTTGGTGACGCATACATGGTTGCGGGCGATCTTTATGTGTGGAATGGATCAGCATGGGAAGACGTTGGACAGATACAAGGGCCAAAAGGCGATACTGGCACAAGCATAACAGCAGTTATCAATTACTATCTTGCTACGTCTGCAAGTTCAGGGGTCACACGAAACACTACAGGCTGGACTACCACAATTCAAACCATGACTGCGGCAAAACAGTATCTGTGGAATTATGAAATTGTAAAGGGTACTGGCGATGTTACGCTTAACACAACAGACCCGATCATCATAGGCAGATACGGTCAGAACGGTCAGAATGGAATTAGTATAACGGGTGTTCAGCCACAATATTATCTTTCGACTTCACCATTAAGTGCGACAGGCGGAACTTGGGGGAATACGCTTAATTACGAAACAGGCAAATACATTTGGACACGTGACGCAATTACGTACTCTAACGGCAACACAGGATATTCTACGGCGATATATAATTCCGCTCTTACTTCTGCTTGCGTAAATGCTTTGAATGCTCTGCAGATTGCAGAAGACACCGATCAGTATTTTTGGCATACTGAAACAGGCACAGATACCGGAGCGCATATCACAGAGATACCAAAAGAAGATTTTATTGATGACCCAGCTAATGGCGGTGGTAATCTATTGGCACGTTCTAACGGAATCGCCGTTAGGGATGGTCTTGCGGAATTGGCTGTATTCGGTGCAGATGGTTCACAAATAGGACAGACTGGAAAGTCTCACATTGAAATGGATTATCATTCATTGCAAATGGTCGATGGAGATACAAACCCTCATACCTTTTTTCATGTGTCTGATTTGCGAGATGAAAATAATGAATACCAATATACAGATACATTTACAGGCGATGGAACAACCAGCCGCTTTACACTATCATACAGTGTTAAAAGAGATAGGGGAATATCTGTTACTGTATCCGATGGTTCAGGTGGTGAAGCGTATTTAGATTCTTCCATATCAACGTGGCTTCGTTTTGAGACAGCTCCAACTGATGGTGCTATAATAACAGCAACTTATACAACGTCAAGTTATTTTGCAAAAGCCTATACTTTAGGTATGCGAAAAAATAATTCTGATATTGGCCCATTGAGCGTTTGTTTTGGTCTAAATAATATTGCATCTGGAAATAACTCTTTTGCAGAAGGTAGAGATACAAAAGCAACCGGATACCTTTCTCATACAGAAGGGAATTCGACAAGTGCCACTGAAGATGGCTCTCATGCCGAAGGTTACAAAACGGCAGCAAGCGGGTCCTACGCCCACGCAGAAGGAGATACTACAATTGCAAGTGAAAGAGCATCCCATGCAGAAGGAGATACTACAATTGCAAGCGGAAAGGCTTCTCATGCAGAAGGAGAGGAAACTATTGCAAGTAAACCATGGGCTCATGCTGAAGGACGAGGTTCAGAAGCCAATGGATATTATTCTCATGCTCAAAATTATCATACAATCGCTGGACACAATTATCAGACGGCGATTGGCAAATATAATGACAATAAAAGCGGCAATTTGTTTGAAATAGGTAATGGTTCATCAGAAAATAATCGTTCGAATGCACTGGAGGTAGACGAATATGGAAACGCAACGCTTGCTGGCTATCTCACAATTGAAGGCCATTCTACGCAGATAGGTTTCATATATTCAGCAACAAAAAGCGTAGCCATTTCAAATACAGACATAAATAATAATACTGATGGAGCAAGTATAGATGTGCCAGCAGGAATTTATGTTGTAATAGGTCAATGGCAATTCAACACACGAAGCACAACAGGCACAACTAATAATGCTGTCAGACTGTATGAGGGCAGTAATCTTATAGGACAAGTGCGGGAAGTCGCTGGAGCCGCAAGCTGGAATAGTATGCAGTGTTGTGCTATTGTTGAGACCGTAGGAACAAGTACCACATTAAAAGTCTGTGGCGCATCGTCAAGGCCATATACGACGGCGCAAAACACCCAAATTAAAGCAGTGCGTATAGCATAGAGAGGAGAAAACATATGAACAGAGAAACAATCATAACAGCAATTGTAGCGGTCATCGTTGCAGTGCTCGATTTGCTGAAAATCTTTGGTGTGGTCGTACCAATAGAGGACAACACCATTTACACCATCGTGTCGCTGATCGTGGCGGCGGTGATTTACTGGCGCAATCAGAGTTGGACGGTGGAAGGTCTGACAGGGACACGACTGACCCGTGAAATGAAAGCAATGAGACTACATGAAGCGGAAACGGTAGACGAGCCGACAGATAGCGAGGTAATGTAAATGACAGGATACGAGATGTATAACATCATCAAGAAGAACGTAGGCATGGGCGGAGCGAAACCAAGAGCCTACTGCGGCATGAACGGCGGAGCGTGGTGCAACGCCTACGTCTGTTATGCGTTCAATCAAGCTGGGCAAAAGAAACTGTTCTACGGCGGCAAGAAGGTGACATATTGCCCTACGAGCATCCAGTGGTGCAGAGCAAATCTTGCGGAGATTCCTCTATATCTTGCCATGCCGTGCGACATCATTTATTTCGATTGGCAACCAAACGGCACTCCAGACCATATTGGATTTGTTAAGGCTCACAGGACTACAACGTCTATATTCACGCATGAAGGCAACACATCGGGCGGCAAGGTCGCAGAAAAAACAAGAACGCTGTCAAGACACTGCCGTATGTGGGTGTTCCGTCCGCACTTCGCACCTACTGGACTAAAGAAAGAAAAACTAACCGTAGACGGCGATTTCGGTTACAAATCTATCTACAACTTGCAGATTGCACTTGGCATCAAAGCGAACGGCATTCTCGACAAGTCCACCGTCAAGGCACTCCAGAAAAAAGCGGGAGCATCGCCAGACGGAGCATGGGGCAAGAAAACGAGCATCAAGGTGCAGAAGATGGTCGGAGCAAAACAGGACGGAGCATTTGGCAAATCATCGGTCGAGGCATTGCAGAAGTGGATTAACGGCAGAAACTATTCTGTGACGCCACAGAATCCTGTTTCCACGCCGAAAAACACAACGCAAACGAATATATCAACTGCAAGCACACTTGGCAAGTGCATTGACGTTTCCTATTGGCAAGCGAAAATCAGCGCTGATAACTGGAAGAAGATCCTCAAAACGTGCGAGTATGTTATCTGTAGAGCGTCATACACTTCGCTATCGAAGTTTGCACTTGATGACGATTCCACGTTTGCTGCCAATGTAGCAAATGCAAAAGCGGCGGGCGTGAAGTACATTGGAGCATATCACTTCTCACAGGCATTATCCGTAGCAGAAGCGCAGAAAGAAGCAAAATTCCTCTGTGATATTCTGGACAAATACAAAGGAATTAACTTCTGGGTAGCGTGTGATTACGAAACAAATGCCAAAGGCAGACTGAACGGGAAGACTGTAAGCACAAAGGCATCAGAGATCGCAAACGCTTTCTGTGCAGTGGTTGAAAAGAGAGGATATAAAGCCTGTATCTACGCAAATTACACGATGCTGACGAAATATCTGAAAGCACCGAAATATCCGATTTGGCTTGCGCAGTACAACAATACGAAGTCATACAACAAGAATGTTGTGATGTGGCAATACACATCAACAGGAAGGGTTGACGGAATCACGGCGAAGAACACGAACAACAAATCTGCTAATGTGGATTTATCCTACGTGTATGCTCTGCCGATGTATCCGGCAAAGCCGACAACACCAACAACACCGGCAACGAAACCGACAACGCCAACGGTGGAGAAGAAAGCGTACACAGGCAAGTTTCCAAGTCTGAACAACAACACGAAAATCGTCAACGGAATGGCTTACAGAATGTGCTATCCGTATGGAACTCCGCAGAAGAAGTACACCTACAAAGACGGTAAACCAACAGAGAACTACAAGAAATGTATAGACAAGGTATTTCCGAAACATGGATCATGGCCTAACAAGAAACAGAAAGTCGGAGCGTGTTGTGACGTATTCGTAGCGGTATGTCTTGGGTATGTGAATATCATCGTCAAGAAGGACTTGAAGAATCAGCTTGTCGATATGCCGAAAATGACCACCAAACTGAAATCCAACGGACACTATCTCGCCAAAGACTTCAAGATGGGCGATGTAGTACAGAGAGGAAGAAAAGACAAGAGCGGTCACACATGGATAGTGTGCGAATTGGTAAACGGCAAGAAATACGTAGCCAATGCGCATTACAAGAAACTCAACGGCACGTATGCAGTAATGGACGCAGTTCCGAAGAATATAGTCAAGTCCAAATGGGCATACTACAAGTGCTACACAGTTCTCGGTGCGATCAGAACGTACTACAAACAGGGTGATTACGGATATGATGTGCTTTACATTCAGAAATTCCTCACCTGGTATGGAATCAAATGCTCCGCAGACGGTGACTATGGAGAAAAGACGAAAGCCGCAGTAAAAGACTATCAGAAAAAACGTGGTTTAACCGTTGACGGCATCGTAGGAGAAAAGACAATAGCAGATATGAAGAAAGCAATGAAGTAAAAAAGCTGGCGCAAATACAAAGTAGCACTGACATTCAGGTATGTGGGGTGAGGAAATTGACAATAACATTGAGCGTAGTTAATATCATATCCGTTTGCACTTGTATAGTTACGGTTGCTGGGGCTGTGAAAGTTTTTATCGAGATCAAAAAGGCGTTCATGAAACCGCTGAACGAGATCGACGCAAAGCTGGTGCATTATGATGACTGTCTGAAGCGAGACAAAGAACGGCTTGACGGCATGGACAACATTTTAAGTGATCTGACGCAATCAATCAACATGCTTGTAAAAAGCAACCGCACGATGTTGTATCACATGGAAGATGGGAACCATACAGGCGAGATCAAAAAGGAATTAAAAGAGTTAGACGATTGGCTCATGGAAGGAAAAGAGTACAAAAGATGAACGATGAAAAGATGTGTGTGCCGTATATCGTTTATGAAGGAGAAATGGCGAGACAGGAACGCCACACAAAGCGTCTGATTATTATGCTGGTGATCATGTTGGTTCTTTTCTTTGCGAGCAACATGGCGTGGCTGTATGTGTGGAATCAGTACGAGTATGTTGATGAAGATGTTACTGTTGGCAGTCAGGACGGCGGTAACGCAAATTATATCGGGAATGATGGAGATATAATCAATGGCATCAGTAACGGTAAGAAAGCGGAAACGCAGGAAGAAAAATAACAGATCAAAGGGAACACGAAAAAGGACACGAATTAAAGTGAAGAAATGATAGAACATTCTCGTACAGAAATCGAGCACGCCATTGACGAATGGATCGTAGGCAGAAATGCAGAACGCAACAGGATGATATTGAAAAGACGGCTGATCGACGGCATCTGTTTTGAGCCTTTAAGTGAAGAATTTGATCTGTCCGTCAGCCAGGTAAAAAGAATCGTTTATCAATTAGAGCAGAAAATCTTCCAGTTTTTATAACCTCCTTTCTTGTAAGGTGCCGTCCAAAGTGGCGGCACTTTACTTTTAAATGGAGACAAAAATGGCGCGAAAATGACACGTTCGCGAAATTGTGATCGTGTTTTTTTGTTGGCAAAATTACATTGTCGTTAATACCTGGAGTAAAAGGAGAAACGCAATGTATATTCAATCAAACAATAATCCGGATAAGGCTCTTGTGGGAGATTGCACGGTCCGGGCTATTTCGAAAGCGATCGGCAAGCCGTGGGATGACACTTATATCTATCTTGCGGTGCAGGGCTTCAAAATGAAGGATATGCCGTCCTCAAATAGAGTATGGGGCGAATTTCTTTACAACAACGGATTCAGAAGATTTATTATCCCGGATTCCTGTCCTAACTGCTACACCATCAAAGATTTCTGCGAAGACCACAAAGACGGTAAATACATACTGGCTACTGGCACGCACGTTGTTTGCGTGGTGGACGGCAATTATTACGACTCGTGGGATTCGGGCGACGAAGTACCGATCTATTTCTGGAGAAAGGAGAAGTAAATGGCGTATAACAATTTTTTTCCGGCTGGATATCAGCCTGTTTATCCACAAAATTACCCACAGAATTATCCACAGAATTATCCACAAAATCAGCAGCAGAATTTTCAGCCGCAGCAGAATTCCGGCATTGTTTGGGTGCAAGGGATAGAGGGCGCGAAAGCGCACCCTGTGGCCGCGGGTCAGGCGGTCCTTTTGATGGATTCAGATTCAAACTGTCTCTATCTCAAGTCAGCGGATCAGACAGGAATGCCGTCACTGCGTATCTTTGACTACAAAGAGCGCACGAACATGCCGCAGGAGCCAAAAAATAACGATTTGAGCGCATTTGCGACGAAAGATGACCTGTCGGTCTATGTAACAAAAGACGAGCTTAAAAAGGCGATTTTAGATCTGAAGGAAAAGAAGGGAAAAGACGATGAATAACCCAATCTTTAATGCAATGATGCAAAACACGCCGCTTGGTAATATGCAAAACCTTATTCAGCAATACAGACAGTTTCGTGAAACATTCCAGGGCGATCCGCAGCAGAAGATCCAGGAGATGCTGAATAGCGGCCAGATCACACAGGCCCAGATCAATCGGGCGCGGAGCATGGCTACGGAGTTTCAGAAACTCATGAAATAAAAAACATTCTTGCAAGATGTTCATAAATTATCACTTAAAACGAAAGGAGAAAAACTATGTCACTTACAACTTCTGAAATGACCCCGGCTGACATTGCTGCAGTAACCGGCGGCGGTGGATACGGTGGTTATGGTAACAATTTTGGCGGCGATGGATGGTAAACAAATCTGCCATCCTTAAATCGCAGGATTAAGCGGGAAAGCTGAAATGCCAACCCGAACCGAAGGCTATATGCAAAAGTATAGTCAGGGGCAACGCATAGGAGATGAACCTGCAATGCAGAATATAATTCTCCCACGAGACTGCGACAATCATTTTACAATCACGCTGTTTCATGGTATGATGGTAGGGGATAAAATTCAAAAGAAAGGAAATCATAACATGAAAAGAAACGGCGGATTTGATAAGTTTTCGATGGAAGACTACACGATCACAGAAAACGGAGAAATAATAAACAATCGGTGGAATCGAAAAGTAAAACCACAACCAAACGGGAAAGGTTATTTGAGAGTTTATATGTGTGGAAAGTTACATTTTGTGCATAGACTTGTTGCTGAAAAGTATGTGCCAAACCCAGACAATAAACCACAGGTCAATCACAAAGACGGCGACAAAACAAATAACCGTGCCGACAATTTGGAATGGGTAAGCAATCAAGAAAACAGAAACCACGCAGTAAAAAACGGATTGCATCCGCATGGAGAATGTTCTTACGCAAAACTTGATTGGGGAAAAGTCGATTACATAAGAAATCATCGTGAGGAAAAAGCAAAAGTATTAGCAGAAATGTTTTTGGTTTCTCCTGCAACTATTAGGGATGTATGGAAGTACAGATCGTGGAAATGATTGAAAAGGTATGCTGAACTTGCACGAACAAGTAAGTGCAAGAAGTAGAGGATAAAAAGCCTTTACGATAACATATTGGGATCATCCTGTTTCTGATCCTGGCGATGGGTGGAAACTGGGGCAACGGTTTCGGCGGCAATTGCGGAGGAAACGGCGGAGGCTGGAACGGTTCTATTCCGTGGTTCCTGAACAACGACAACGACATTGAAAGAGGATTTGATCAGCAGGCCACGATGGGTGCGCTTTCAGGCATTCAGAGTTCTATCTCTAACGGTTTTGCCAATGCTTCAACGCAGCTTTGCAATTGCTGCAGCGACATTCAGATGGCGCTGGCAAACGGATTTTCCGGCGTAGAGGCGGGCGCAAATGCAAGACAGATTGCAAATATGCAGCAAGCGTTTGCCGGACAGACCGCGATGGCACAGGGCTTCAACAATCTTCAGTCACAGTTTGCGGACTGTTGCTGTGAGAACAGACTTGGAACGGCTGATCTGAAGTACACGATCGCAACAGAAAACTGCGCCGACAGACAGGCTCTGAACGAAGGCGTCAGAGACATCATTGCAAGCCAGACTGCTGGCACGCAGAAAATCCTCGACCAGCTTTGTGCGGACAAGATCGATGCAAAAAACGATGAGATCGCTCAGCTGAGACAGGAAGTTCTGTTTGCAAGAGGTCAGGCTTCACAGGTAAGCCAGAATGCAAGCATCATTAACGGCATCTATGACAGACTGAATCAGTGCCCTGTCGGAACAGTTCCGGTTTACGGCGAACAGCCGATCTTCACATGCAACAACAACGGATGCGGATGCAACAGCGGTTGCGGATGCGGAAACTTTTAAGGTGGTGAGATCATGGCAGAATATTTAGCAAATCCTGTTCAGACGGTAGCGCTTAATGCTCCGATTCTGTTCAATGCTTCTATCCCGTGCAACAATGGTTACGTCTATCACGAAGACGAAACTGGGGTTTTTATTCTCCGTGGGATCACAAGCAACTGTTTTGCAAGGTATCAGGTAACATTTAACGGGAATATCGCAATTCCGGAAGGCGGGGCGGTAACGCCGATAGCGATCAGTATCGCCGTGTCCGGGGAGCCGAGGCTGACCAGCCGCGCGATCTTCACACCGGCTGCGGTTGATGAATACGGAAATGTTACATCTACTGCGCTGATCACTGTGCCGAAGGGATGTTGCTTCTCGTTGTCCGTCGAATATGTTGATGCGACAACGGATGATGCGGCAACGACACCTACGCCATTGATCAACGTGCAGAACGCAAACCTTGTAATCAACAGAGTTGCATAGAAAGGAGATTGAAATGGAATATATGCACGAACTCAAAGAGATGCTTTGCGACGAGCTTATGCAGATCGCAGACAAAGGCGAACTGACGGCAGGAAGCCTTGATACAATCGACAAGCTGACACACTCCATCAAATCTATTGCGACAATAATGGCAATGGAAGACTCCGGCTATTCACGGGATTATGTTGACAAATACCGTGGTGCAAGTTATGCACAGCGCAGAGACAGCCGGGGAAGATACTCCAGACGCGGCGGATCTTATGCAATGGGCGGAAGACGCGGCGGATATAGTCGTGATGAAGAGACCGACAAAATGGTTGAAAAGCTCGAAAAGATGATGGAGAAAACACAGGACCAGAATGTCAAGCAGGCGATTGAGCAGGCAATTGACACGATTGAAATGTGATGATTACCATCCGCGAGCTGGACGGTGCCATCAAAGAATGCGAGAACGCTCCGACGAGCTACCAAAACTGCGAGAAGTTAGCGACGTTCTATACTATACTTGAGCACATGCAGACGGAGAGGCAAGTTGAAGAACATTCGTATGACGCACCGCATGGGATCGGAGAATTTGGTGATTCGGATTTTCTAAAAGCCGTACAAGGCAGAGACGAAGCCGATACCTGGCGTATTCTTGATGAACTGATGGACACGGTCCTTATAACAAACCCACGACTGTATCAAGGCGTGATGCGGCAATTGAAAGGGCAGATTTAGGTCTGCTCTTTTTTTATTTTATTTTGTAAAAATGTATTGATATTGCAGAAAATATCGTATATAATAAAATAAAAACGAAAGGAGGTGAGCCGATGGGATACGAAAAATTACGGTACCTTATGTATCTGCACAATTTGACAAAAGCAGATGTGATCAGAGCAACAGGGATCACGCGACCGACGCTTGTCAATTGGGAGCGCGGACGGTCAACGCCGAGGGTCAACACGTTGCAGATTCTGGCAGAGTTTTTCAAGGTGCCTGTCAGTTATTTCTTTGAAAAATAGGAGGTAAAAATGAAACCACAACACGAAAGGATTCTTGCTTTTCTTGACCAGCATGGAAGCATTACGCCGATGGAAGCCTTTACGGAACTTGGAATCACGAAATTGAGCACACGGATCGGCGAGATGATCGAGAACGGGATAAGCATTGAGAAGCAAAGAGAAAAAGGCAAAAACAGATACGGGGAAACAGTTACCTTTATGAAGTACACGAAAGGAGAGTAAAATGATATATACGAACACGGCGAATGTATGGGATTCAGACGCGTATGGAGTGGACACGGACGGTCCGGAAGATCCATACGAAACGATCAATGACGGTCTGCGCTTAAAAGACGAGCACAACATCAGTGACGCGATCAAAGATTTTGTCAAAGAAGTAGCAGACGAATATTTTGACACAAGCGAATGGGATGATGCCTGGTGGGAGGCTTGGGAGGAAAAGTTTAGAGAGCTGATTTAAGGAAGGAGAAAGACAATGTATAATTTTGGAGAAAAAAAACAGGAGAAAAATAAGGCAGGGGAAACTGTTAATGTATGGGTTCTGCCGAAGTATGAGGAATCGAAGAAAAAGGCGATTGCGATCATCGAGCAGTACGATGATATTCACGAAGGCGACTTTTGGATTCTGAAAAATGAAACCAAGACAGGAACTGTGATGTATAGCGGACTTATTATCTCGCACAATGCGTGTTTGAAAATTAATGAGACGTTAAAGGCACAGGACAAATTCGACCCGACCTGCATCACCGTTGACAAGGACGGGTACGACAAATCGCTTGTGTTTACATACATCAATGCAACGCAGGGCATTTACGAGGTGGGTGAAGTTTCATCGAAGAATTGCAAACAGGCTTACCCTTATGCTATGGCACTCAAGCGTTGCTTTGATAGAGTGGTGCTTAAAGCGTCTAAATTAGCGTTTGACGGGATTTATTCAGAAAGCGAATCAGATACATTCATTAGAGATGAAAAACCGTCAGAAACGAAAACAGAAATGATTACCAATGGGCAGGTGAAGAATATTGTTGCACTTGCGGAAGCAAAAGGCAGCGACCTGTCAGCGATCTGTGATTACTTTAAGGTCGGCAAACTGGAAGAAATGACTGCCGAGGAATACGGTGTGTGTCTGAATATGCTGAACAAGAAAGGGAACAAGAATGGCTAAGAAGCTGAAAAGCATATTTACGGACAATATGGACAAATGCCTTGTGACGGGCATGGAAGCGGGCATCGAGCGCCACCATGTATTTGGAGGCGCTGACCGCGCCCGGAGCGAACAGTATCATTTTATCTGTCCGCTCCATCATTCTGTCCATCCGAATGGAGCCATGAACAGAGATAAAAACTGGGTCGATCTGGACCATTGGCTGAAAAGAATGTGCCAGGAGTGGTATATAGAAGTTGCACACATCGGAGATCGCGACGATTGGTACAATGAATTTGGCAAATTTTACGATGACCGATGCGATGAGAAGGTGTGGCTTAACGGCAAATGGGCGTGGGATTTAAGAAAGGAGAAATAATGAATGAGTATGATCTGATCAATGAGCTGAATGATCTGTCAAACAAACTGACTGTTTCAGGTCGGCAGCTTGCGAAATACGGAAAAGAAAAAGCAGAAGCGGAACGAGATTACAAGATCTGTCTGCGTGAGGAAGCTTTGAAATTGCGTGCGACAAAGGGAATGCCTGTAACGCTGATCCAGCAGGTTGTGTACGGAGTGCCGGAGGTCGCGGAGAAGAGATTTAACCGCGATGTAGCAGAAACCATGTATGAAACGTGCAAGGAATCAATCAATGTGCTGAAGCTGAAAATACGGATTTTGGATGCGCAGATTTCAAGGGAGTGGCAGAACGCGAAAAATGCTTGATTGCATGCTGCAGATTTGGTATAATATTTGTGGTCGGTACAGTGTGATGGGCTGGGCCGTGTCAGAACCAAATATTGTACCACCTTAATCGGTTAGCCGAGAGAGCCATCACCTCTCAAGGCAAGCCGATTTTAATTTATCAGGAGAAATATAATGCAGAACGAACAGTTTATTACTATACAAGGATGGATGCGAAACGAACTTGAATTAAAGGGCAATGAGCTTTTTGTATATGCCCTGATCTATGGATTTTCACAGGACGAAGAATCGGAGTTTACTGGCTCGATCGGGTATATTGCAGACTGGACCGGGGCAACGAAACAGACGATTCACAACACGCTGAAGTCATTGTGCGAGAAAGAATTGCTGCACAAAGAGGAGTCTTTTATCAAGGGAGTGAAATATTGCTCATATCGTGCAATATTACCGCCGGTCAAAAAATTTGATGGGGGTAGTCAAAAAATTTTACCGGGGGTGGTCAAAAAATTTGATGGGGGTGGTCAAAAAATTTTACCCAATAATATAGAAGATAATATAGATGAAAAAATAAAATGTATAGTGGATTTCCTCAATAAGGAACTTGGCACGAAGTACAGATCTTCGACAGAAACCACCCGGAGCGCTATTAAGGCGCGGCTGAATGAAGGTTTTACAGTAATGGATTTCTATGACGTTATTACAAAGAAGCGCAAGCAGTGGAAGGGCACGAAGATGGAAGAATTTCTGCGACCACAGACGTTGTTTGGGACAAAGTTTGAATCGTACTTGAATCAGACTATTGTCAAAGAAGAAAAAACAGAACCGCAGCAACCGAAGCCAAAAGCATACAAAGAGTTCGAACCGGAGCCGGAAATTGACGCAGTGCAGATGCCAGACGAGATAAGAGAACGGTTGAACAAGATATTTTGAAAGGAGTAAAAACATGAAAGAAGAAATGATTAAGACTGTTGTATATGAAGTCGGAGATATTGTAGACGTAAGTCGACTTAGAAGAACACAGTACAAAAATAGTGGAATGTTTAATGCAAAGTATGGGCTAGTCATCGATGTAAAAAGTACAGTAACAAACGGAAGTTCGTACTGGATTATCACTGACAAGAAAAACAAAACAAGAATTCCTTTCGAAGAAGCAAAGAATCTAAAATACATAAGCCATTTGGACATGACATTATTTGAAGCGATGTGTATGCCTGAATACACTTTTGAAGAACAAGACGAACTTGGTCTTGTAAAATAGAAAGGAGTAAATAATGGATGTTACAGGAAAAACGAAGATCTTCAGGAAGGAATTCAACGGAAGACCGGCCTACTCAAGAGCCATAAGCTCACAGGAGTATAAGGACGGGCAGAAAGGCGACTGGATCAGTGGATGGGAAAGTGTGCAGTTCCCGAAAGGCACGGATATCCCGGACAGAAGCATTGTAGAGATCAAGGGATTCGAAGCAGTGTATAAATCGAAAGATATTGTGCGGAGGAAACTTGTAGTAAAAGAGTTCCGCGTATTGGATGCGGGAGATGACCAGACAGAAGCACAGACCAATCAGCCAAGCGGGTATACCGCGTTAGAAGAAGATATACCATTTTAAGGAGGGCGAAAAATGTATACAGATGATCTGAAAAAAATTATGGAGATGGATCCGGCAACTGCAAGAGGACGCAACAGATCTGCGCAGAGAGAGATTGATCTGTCACCAGGTAAGGAAGAAATCGAAAAAGACACAAAGGCAAGAGTAAACGCATATATTATGGCAGCAAGAGGTCTTGCTGATGCGGTAAAAAAAGCAAGGTGCGGGATCGAAGAAAAAGAACTGGAACGCGTGGAATTTGTCAGGGAGGAATTGTTCAACCTGGCGCAGGATGTGCTGGTTGATTGGGTAAGAAAGGGATAGCAGCGGATGAGAGGAGGAAAAACATGGACACAATCATAGCCTTTGCACTTGGTTCGATACTGGGCGGCTCGTTCGGTGTAGTCGTGACCGCAGTGCTTGTGGCAGGAAGAGACGATAAGTTATAGCAACGGATAAACCGTTGATATACCAGAGGTCGGGTCGCGCCCGAATGATGTGAGCGTAGCGAAACACCTCACAGAGAATGACAATGCCGAGAATCACAGGTTAGCCGCAAGCGCGTCGGCGGCAACGTAATGATGATAAGCCATTCCTGTCTCGGAATCGCACAGAAAGGAGAAACGGAATGAGCGAATATAAAGAGATATGGTGCGACAACCATGCGTGTCTATACTGTGTGAATGACACTTGCACAAGAGAGCCAAGCGAAGGAACTGTAGAAGCAGAAATCAGCGGAAATAGAGACAGGGACTGTCCTCTGTCATGGGGGTGATGCAGAATGATTAAAGCAGAGTGGACAAATAAAGACTCTTTAGACTTGCAACAAACTTGCAACAAACTTGCAACCGAACGCGCATATAAGTCATTAGATGCCGTAGAGGTGGTCAGATGCAAGGATTGCATTCACTACGAGTCTGATGGCGGTGCGATGATGATATGCAACGTAACGGACATGGTATGCGACAATGATGATTATTGTTCATACGGAGAGTGCAGAGAGGATGGTGAAGCATGATAGTAGCATTATGGATTATCGCAGTATGCGAGGTAATAAGATCAATACAGAACATGGTACAAATTATGACCATACGGCATGATACAGGAGCAAGAGATAATGCTTATGCGGAGTTTGTCAAGTCGCTGAAGCAGACGGACAGTGAGTTCGTCAAGCGGATGCTTGAAGAATTTGAAAGCGAGGCAGAGAAATGAAACGGTACAGAGTATCACAGTACACAGATTTTAGTCTTGGCGATGGCTTGCCGTATTGCAGATGGGTAGTCAGAGAAGGGAACGGCACTCGGTATTGGGCAATGACAACTTGCAAGAGAGGATTTAATCCGCTGACAAAAGTCAGACACGTTGGAGATATAAAGAAAGTATACGATGGCCGTTATTGTCCTATATGTGGCAGACCGATTAAGACAAGCGGATATGTGTTTGATGATGATTTTGTGGAAAGCGAGGTAGAGGAATGAAAATAACATTACAGATTGATGGAGAACCAAAGGAATGTGCATTGCTATTGGACGCACTTGACAAGATAGGCGAAGAAGCACAGAAAAGGGAGTTGAAAATGTCAACGGTAACTAATCCATGTGAAGTGGACACCGTACCAACAAACGACTTAGTTTATAGACCGAACAACCCTTATCCATACGGGAAAGAAGTTACAACTGGAACTCCATTGCCACCGCAAGGCGTAACGACAGCACATTGCAAAGGCGGTGATACAGAATGATTGTTATTGGATACCAAGGCATAGGCAAGTCTACAATCTGCAAGGACAATCCAAAATATATTGACTTTGAAAGCAGTGCGTTGAAATTGTTTGGACGCAGACCGCCTAATTGGGAACTGCTATATTGTCAGATGGCGATATGGTTATCAAAACAAGGGTATGTGGTTTTTACATCAAGCCATAAGGAAGTCCGAGAAATGTTAAAAGGGTGTGACGAATACTGCATAGCAATAGTACCAACACTTGGATTAAAAAATGAGTGGTGTACCAAGTTGAAAAGGAGATATGAGGAAAGCGGACTGGAAAAAGATAAGTTAGCACTCCTTAATGCAAATGAACGGTACGAGGACAACATTAAAGAAATTATGGACGATGTACCCGACACATTCTTAATTGACAGTATGGACTATGACCTAAAACAGATAGTTGATAAGTGTGAGAAGATTGAGACGTTAGTTAAAGGCGGTGATACAGAATGACAAGGGAAGATGCAATAGCAGTACTGACCATGCAGAAGTCTATGGTGACAAGCGGACAGGCTTGTTGCCAAGCACTCAACATGGCAATAGAAGCACTGTCAGAACCAATCAACTGCGTCAAATGCGAACACTACTACGAGACAGAAGAAGATTGGGGAGTGGAAGGGCATTGCAAAATGGACACGGCGCATCTGTCAGAGCGGACAGGGGAGTGGCTTGAAGTAGAAGTGTTCCCCGAAGTATATGACATCGAAGGTGTTAAGACATGGGGTAGCGAAATGCAATGCGACCAATGCGGATTTAGGCATACGGCTATTGAAGGACACATGGCACAGTATAACTACTGTCCCAACTGCGGAGCAAACATGGAAATAAAGATACGGATCCTGGAGGGAAATAATGAAACGAGTTAAAAAGCCAAAACAGGAAAAGTATACGGTAAGCCGCAAGAAGCTGAAAGAAATGTGCGACGAACAAGTGGAAAAAGCCTTTTTATTAATGGCCACGGCGGCAGCTGACGAGATGGATCTGGATGACGATGAGCTGGTTGCGATTGCGCAGCGCGCAGCCCGGTATGCCGGATATATAGATGATCATCTGGTCCGGATGAATCAGGTGAGCAAAACGTTGGAAGAAAAGACCGGCATAAAATGGAGGTGGTAGCGGTGTTGAAATTTACGATTCCGCTGCCGCCTGTCACAAAGAAAACCCATCAGCAGATCATCGTCAATAAAAAGACAGGCAGGCCGATGGTCATTCCAAGCAAACAGTACCGGGAATACGAAAAAGAATGCGGATGGTTTGTTCAGGGCAAAGGTCTAAAAATAAAAGACCCGGTGAACGTGAAGTGTGTTTACTACATGCCGACCAGGCGGCGCGTGGATCTGACAAATCTCCTGGAAGCGACGCATGACATACTGGTCAAGTATGAAGTGCTGGAAGATGATAATTCAAAGATTATCCGATCGGTGGACGGCAGCCGGGTGCTGTATGACAAAGAAAATCCACGGACGGAGATCACGATCGAAAGGGCGGAGTGACCGCCCTTGTTTTTTGAGCAGAACTATAAAAAAGTCTTGACAAAATGTAAACGATGCTTTAGAATAAGGTTGAGCGAAAGCTCATGGGAAAAGAAAGGAGAAGATGATTACTTTATCGTAGAAGGTGATCACTAAGAGCAGAAAGGAGAATAAAAATGAATTATCTGGAACTTGTAGAATTATTGATGAACGAGTATGGACTTGATGAAGACACTGCTTGCAGAGAAGCGGATGCGCAGTTAAACCCGGAGTATGATGCAGATGATTACGATCTGTAAGAAAGGAGAAAAGAAATGAGAAAACTGACAATGGAAGAGCTGAACAGAATCGAGTTTTTCGGAGGAGCAAAGATCGGAGACGACGAGTACACATTCAAGTTTTACGAGGGGAAATCCGAGATTCGCATGAACGGCGAGCTGGTGGCGCGGATCGACAACAGCAAGGCTGTTACAGATGAGAGCCGCGTGGAGTACGTGGAAACGGAATGGATCCCGGTGACGGAGCGACTGCCGGAGATGCCTGAACATTGGTGGGACAGACAGGAATACCTGGTATGCTACGAAAACGGTCTTCTTGCGATGCTTGGATGGTATGACGGCTGGAACTGTCGTGGTGAAGAGAAAGGTGGAACCGTAATCGTAAACAGAG